TTTATTGCCTTTAACCATATAAGAGGTGATCTATCTGGATTAGATGCTTGGTTGGCGTGCCAATCTAATGCGCTTGTATGTCCAAATAATCCTTCTTCACCATCGTCATCTTTTTCTCCAGTCACTCTGAGAATATTTTTGTGGCAAGCAATATGTTTTGTTCTGTCTGGTTGTAGATCATATCTCTGGCACTCACCAATCATCTCACAGATTCGTACCTCTTGATCCATTGTTAAGTGTCCTTGATCTCTTATGACTACAATCATATTTTCAAGAACTTCTTCTGCTATGGCATGACAACCACCTTCACCTATAGTAGCCAAATTACCTTGAACTAATCTCATTTACCGCAAGTCTCCACACAAAATTTTATTGGTGTATTATTTTTCAAATCGTCATAGTATAAATCATTAAGTTCGCCACTGTCAATAACTTCTTTTAAATTTCTACCATTCATCGCAACACCTCTTTCTGGTAATTGATTGGCAGTCATACAACAAGGATAAATTTTATCATCAAAAGAAATAAAAACGTTCAGATTCTTTTCTGAAAAATCTGCAACCCGTGAATGATCTACTGTCCAATTATATGAAATGCAAGTCTGAAGCATATTTTTCCTTTAGTTCTTTTACTTTTTCTGACATATCAAAAGCAGGTGTCAATATATATTCTACATCTCTGTAGTCGCCTGCACCAAAATACACTGGTAGTTGTTGTCCTTCACGCTTTATTATCTCATGCTTTCCCCACTGGTTTCCAGATACCTTATCTATAGACTCATGCATACCCGCGGCAAATGGAACTGGTCTTTCTATAATAGTGAAGAATTTAATTTTATTTTCTATTGCAATTTTTATTGCACTCTCTAAATGATTTTTATTTTCATTGAAGAGTAGATATTGCCAAGAAGAATCTTTTGCAGTGCATTCAGAACTATATGCTTTTAAATTATCCATTGCATCTGACCACTTAACATTTCTTCTATACAACTCATTGGATTCTTGATCTGATCCATCTAATCCAAATACAATATTGACTCCCATTTTACCTAGTCTTTGATATGTTTTTGGCTTTCCTATTGCGCCGTTAGTTGAAATATCAATTCTAACTTTAGGACTTTCTGATATAAGCCACTCACATATATCTGCAACTACATCACACCCCATTGGGTCACCCCAATTACCACATAACTTTACAAACTCTAATCCACTGGCTACACCATCTAAGATGTGTTTAGTTTCATCAAGTGTTCTTTGTGTCTGTACAAAATCTTTTAGTTTCCCACCACTTTGTCGAACACAAACTGGACATCTTGCTTGGCACGTACTTGAGATTTCATAGTCTATCGCAACTATGCTTGTCATTTTATATCAACAGACGCCATGATATCTGTTAAGCAGGCAGTAAGATTAATTTCTTGATCTGCTACGAATGCGGCTTTGTACTGATAGTCTGCAATCAACAACACCAAATGAGGTACTTGCTTTACTTTATCAATCAGCGCATCATAAACTTTACGATAGATGCCTTGTGGATCTGTGTCAACATTGTTGGCTACCCATTGTCGCATCTTCTTAAAGTCTTTATCTTTGAGTGCATCAACAAGACCCTTAACATTCATTTCAGCCAGATTGCTGAGTATGCCTTCATCGATTACACCACCAATACTATATCGTTGCAGTTCATTTAGAACTCTACGATAATCTGGAAAATGTTTCTTGAGTAATTCAGCAAGAACTTTTTCAGAGTATTTAATCTCTTCAATGTCCAGAATATCTTTCATACGTTTGTGAAATTGCATTGCCATTTTTGGCTTGTGCGCTTTGTCCAAACGGAACTCGACCACAGTAGTTCTACTATGCAAAGGTTCAATGATTCTGTTTTTGAAATTACAAGTAAAGATAAATCTACAGTTGGCAGAAAATTCTTCAATGAATGCCCGTAGTGCGGGCTGAGTAGAATTTGGATTGAGATAGTCTGCTTCGTCTAAGATTACTACTTTGGTTTTGTTTTCAAAACTCATAGTACTTGCAAACTTTTTGATTTTGGTACGTAATACATCGATACCAGATTCTTCAGAACCATTGATCATGATTACATCACAATCTAATTCATTACACAAGGCTCTAGCAACTGTTGTCTTACCAGTACCGGCAGTACCACACAGTAATAGATTGGGTATCTCACCCTTTACTACAAATTGTTTGAATGTTTCTTTGACCGAATCTGGTAAAACGCAATCATCGATAGTTTGTGGTCTGTACTTCTCCACAAATAAGAATTCATTGCGCTCACTCATGATGTGATCCTTTTCTGTAAAGTTTCAATCATTGCATCACGATTGTCGTTCCAAGTTTCTTCTGATCGATCAACCATCTTCTTACCAGATTTGATCTGCTTCGGGAAGAACTTTGCATTCTCCAGATTTCGCAACGCAACTCTGCGTCTTTCATTCACATTCTTTTTTCTCACTTAATTCTCCTCATAATATAATTAACCAAAAGATTCAGATGTAGAACCTCCATCAAACAATTCAAGTTGAAGATCGCGTGGCTTTGCTTTTACTGGACTATCGAAAATAATATAGTTAAATACATTTTCTGGACTAGTCTCACCATATGGATCAGTCTCACAATTATCACTGATACCAGGTTCGATGAATGATTTTTCAACAACACCATCATTTAGAAGTACAGCATATCTCCACGATCTTTGACCAAAACCAAGATTGTCTTTTGACACAAGCATATTCATACTCATAGTCAACAAGGCAGAACCATCTGGAATAAGTTTTACATTCTTTAACTTTGCCCATTTGCCCCACTGGTTCATAACAAAAGAATCGTTTACTGATACACAATAAATCTCATCAATACCAACTTCACGAAACTCATTGTACATCTTTTCAAAACCAGGAAGTTGATATGTAGAACAAGTAGGAGTGAAGGCACCAGGTAAACTGAAAAGAACTACTCGCTTATCAGAAAACAACTGGTCTGTTGTTACTTCTTGCCAAACATATGGATTACCTTCCGTGATATTCTCATCCAGTACACGGGTCTGGAAACTCAAAGTTGGAATTTTAGTTCCGACTTCGATAACGCCACTATTTTTCATAGTCGCTCCTTATATTTTTGAAGATTGATCTAGAGCGATCCAGTATTGCATACTTCCGCCATGCAAGTGCATGAACTTTTTCTTACTGAGAACTACATCGTAGTCAGTAGAAATTACCTTGAAGTTTTCCATTGGAATACGACAATCGAATTCACCTTGATACTCACCAATTTCCATGGTGTATGTATTTGATCTTGGAGAACCTGGGTCACCAACTGAGAGTACCACTTTACCATTTTTGGCAATGACACTAAGCATTGAAGCCGAAACAATAGAAGCGGCTTGCTTGATAGTATCAATCGTTTTAGTGGATAACTTGAAAGCAAATTCAGAATCTACTTCGATAATCTTATCTGGTGCCGCAACTAAAATATTCTTGTCGGCATAGTAGTATTTGAATTCTGCTAAGTCTTTTTTGATTGACAAACTATCGTCACCAAACTCAACATCGGTATCATCCATCATAGATAGAAGTGCCAACAAAGTGTTTAGATCATAGATGCCAATTTCCCTGTCAAAAGTTTCTGATACTTCTGCTCGGGCAAAGATTCCAACATCTGCTGGAATTGTATTTAAAACATTACCAGGTCTAATCAAAAGATTAGGATTGATACTAGCAAAGTTTTTGAGAACCTCTAGGGTTTTCTTGGATATTTTCATTATGTAACCTCATCACGTTGTAAATTAAAATCATTATATAGGGTCGACTACCAAAAGTCAAGTAGTTTTTAAACAGTTTCTTTAGAAATTGCAAAAGTCTGGTTGTTGTCTGTGTTCCATTGAACAAACTTTGCTTCGGTTTCAGGTTCAATACCATCGCACTGTGCATCTCTAACTACTGCCCAGGCTGCCTGCAAAGTATTATATGAGTCTTCATCTTCATATGTTAGAATGTATGAAAAGTCCAACATATCTTCACTGAACTCCCAACTTACTGTAATATCACCATCAGCCTGTCTAGCGGCAATCCAATCACTAAGGACTGTTTGTCTAGCAGTTTCTTCTGCGGTATATACTATATTTGTATCCATGACATACCAATCGTCATCAACGGTAGGTCTTGAATATGTAATTGCGTATTTGTATGCCATTTTTTACTCCAAAAATTTGACTAGTATACTGCTATTTATAAAATCTAAGACTGTCACTTCCATTTATGAGAGGAGAGAGAGGTCACGAAAGTGACAGTCTTAGCCCACTAGGGGAACTGGTTAAGTTACTTCGATTAAAACCGAGGCGGCTTTCCCTCCAAAGCCAAGGCTATTCTTTAGCGCATATTTACAATCAGTTGCGCGGGTTTTCGTAGTAACGTATCTATATTTGGTGCTATTTATAAAAGTTTTCGGTATAATATTACGTTTTAATGCCATTACCGAGTATATTAATTCGATTATTCCATTGCCTGCCATGGTGTGTCCTAGCTTAGATTTGAGTCCTACGACATCTACATAAGGAAACATATCTTGAATTGCATTGTACTCAGATTCATCACCCTGTAAGGTACCTGTAGCATGAGCAGATACAAATCCGATATCATTCTTATCAATGCCTTGTGTGGCTAGCCCCATTGCTTTTTTCAATCCGAATGCAGATGGATTAACAAAGTCTCCTTCTACACCATCACTTGCTATACCTGGCTGATAGATGTACCCAATGATTGGAATATTTTTCTCAATTGCTTTGTGGACATCCATCAAAATTAAACAGCCTGCTCCTTCACCAGTAATTATTCCATCACGATCATCATCAAATGGAGCAGACTTAGAACCTAGGACACCTAGCTTATCAAAAAACGTAGAGTCCCATAAATTATTTGCTGAGTCACCAGCACCGCATACTATGTAGTCATATCGTTTTGCCAAATGAAACGCATAGTCTAATTGGTAGAGACTTGTAGCGCAAGCAGAATTAAAACTGGTAGCACCACCTGTAAATCCAAACGATTGCGCTATGAGACCCGCGGTGAAGTCTCTACAACCCTGTAGCAACTGTCGTGGCTTAACTCTATTCTTACCATCACCCAAGTCAGTACCGTAGTCCTGAAACGTGGTATTGCCAGCAGTGAGTGTAGAGAATAAAGTAAATACATTATCCGAATATGGTATTGTTTTCAATGCATCGGCTACAGTATGTAATGATATCTTATTCACATCTAATAGGCGATTGTAAATAGGAGCCTTTACTTCAATTAAATTATCTTTTTGTGCAGAAAAACTACCATCAACAGGAATGGGAATGGGACCAGTTTGATATTCAGTAAAACAATCCATTGGGTTATTCCCAAGGTTGTCCACTAATCCTATTCCTGTGATAGCTAACCGATTCACTTTGAATTTTTCCTATCATGTTCATACAATGCCAAGAAACCATAGTGGATAATCTTAACGATATCTTTTCGGTGATCTTCAGGAGTTCCTTTCTTGCCATATCGACCATTATACTTATCGACATTACCAAGGAAGAACCCCATACCATGACCACGATCTACAATCACTTCGGAAGATTGGAGTCCACCCTGACCATAGTGACCCTGATAGGTCTTATCTATGTAGGCTTTGAACTCCTCTAATAGTTCATCTTCCCTAAACTTGTAGTCTGGTTTAGGCATTAAAAGTCCTCCGATGAATCAGTAGTCTCAACTTCTTCAGTGGTTTCCATACTCACACCGGCATCTACTTTGGTGTAGAGGTCAATGAAAGCAGACTTGGTGTCCACATCAAATCTGTTGACGCATAACTGAATGGCTTTGAGTCTATCATCGAACATTGCAAAGGCTTTCACAATGTGTTCTAGCCTTCTAGTTGAGATCAATTCATCAATCGCACCGTCATAGAAAGTCTTTCTGATAACGTCAGCCCAAGTAACTAACTTGTCGGCAAATTCATCATCAACACAACCTTGAACAGCCATTTTGTTGAGAACAATCTTTTTCTCTTGAGCCGCTGAAGGGTATTCTTGCTCGACAGTAATAGCAAAACGCTCAAGGAATGCTTCATCAAGAACTTGGGCACCCATAAACTTGCCATCATCAGAGCCTCGACCCTTAGTGTTAGCAGTAGCAATAACATTGAAACCAGCTTTAGGTGCAATCACCTCACCAGTTTTCTTATTGAAGTATGGTTTGCCTTCAAGTATCGCTTGCAGACACATCAACTTATTAGAGCCTCTATCAATTTCATCTAGAATGAGGATCGCACCGCGCTTCATAGCAGTCAGTACAGGACCTTCACGATAGACCACATTGCCATCGACCAGTGTATTACCACCAATCAGATCATCTTCATCAGTTTCGATGGAGATATTGACTCGGATCGCTTCTTTTTTAAGTTTGGCACATACTTGCTCAACCATCATAGTCTTACCGTTACCGGATAGACCGCAGATAAAAGTTGGGTAGAACACACCAGATTTTACAATGCTGGATAAATCTTTGTAGAATCCAAAAGGAACGTAAGTGGAATCTTTTTCGGGAATAAGATTCTCAATCTCAATTGATAATTTAGCTTGGGTCAAAACTTTACTCTCCGGAGCCTTAGTCTCAATTACTGCAACCGGGGGTGCAGACTGTGGGACAATCTGAGCAACCGGACCGTTATCACCAAAAGTATATTTACCTCGTGATACGGCATAATTCTCCACGATGTAACCGAGAGCAGAACCTTGCTTGGAAATTCCAAGTTGATCTGCAATCTGGTTCAAATCACTTCGGGTAAAAACACCACTAGGATTGTCAGTTTGTTGAAGCGCGGAGATAATTGATCCGACTTCTTGTTCTTGTTTGTCATTAGCAAACATTTGGGTAGTTAGTTGATTCATCATAATAGACCTCTCTCAAAAGGGTTAACTCAATTTATACATACATTATAGCTGGAGCCAAGGCATATGTCAACCTTTTTCTTCAATTATTTTTGGCTCCAAGCTATTGATTTCACGCAACTTTCTCAATGAAGCGATTTAAAAACACTCGGCTTGATGATTTATTCATGGCAAACTTCTTAAAACCACGTCTTAGATCACCCTTACTGGTAGATTTGACCTCAAGTTCAGTCTCTTCAACATCCAGACCTTTACCACCTTTAATAAGATAGAGCGCATCATACGCAGTGGCATTTGGTACTTCAATAAATCTATCTGGAGCCCAGGTCTTTTTGGCTTTGTCAAATGCATTCCAATCATAATCTTCAATCGCATTCATGAATTGATCACGGGCTTTCTTTACAGATGGCTCGACCAATCTGAAGCCAATCATTCTAGAGCCGGTAGTGGCTTGATAGTGTTTCATCATTGCATTCGAAAAGTTATTGTATCGAGGAGCAGAGTCACCGTAACCACGATTACTCTTAATTGCAGTAGTAATAGGACCTTCTTTGATGAAGACATCGGAAAACTTTTTGCCGTAGTATCTTTCTGGACTAGCATAACTGTTACCATCATCAAACTCTTTTATTTCACCAATCGTTTCCAATGTAGTGGAGTTATCACCGTCAGTAAGAATAATAGTATTCAATACTTCAAGAGATTTTGATTCTTTGAACTCAATTGCAATGTCACGGAGAATCATAATACCCTCAGCAAGAGGAGTCATACCCAAGTTTAAGTGTCTAGGAGCACAACTTCTGTCCATCTCGACCACATTATCAAAGTCATTATTTCTGTAGTAATTGCCAAACACCGTAGCGTAACCCAGAAGTTTTTTGAAAACTTTTGTATACTGTGCGGCACCGAGATCGGAAGTAATTAATTCTACCAAACCGACTTGAACATCATCCCAGTGAATGTCACCAACTTTAGGATCTCTGATCAAATCTGACCATCTAGTATTGTAACTATTTGCACAACTACTGAACCCATAAACTTTGAATGGAATATTTACTTTTTTACAGAAAGCAATTTGTATCATCAATTGTTCTAGGGTTGATTTCATTTGTTGGTACATTGACCCAGACATATCTAACAACATTAGCATACCGTGATTTTGTCCATCAGGCACAGTGGTCGATGATAAGAATAAATCGTCAGTCAGTTTGTATGCCCACAATTTATCTTCATTCAACTTACCAGTACTATTGATACGCTGTTTTTTAATCGCGGTAGCTTTTCTTTTCATTTCGAATTGCTGAACCAACTGATTAATAGTTGTCTTATGTTTTGTTTGGAATCTTTTCAGAAGAATATTTTCTGCTTCTGCCGGGGTATACTTTGGACCACCATACTCATTGTAAGTGGTCTCAAAGTCCCACACTTCAGCACAAGGCATAACTAATTTTTTAGTGATCAGTTTAGGCCATGTCACGTTAAGAGTTTCAAGACCATCAGTTTTAATTAGTTCTTGTTCTCTCGCACGGAAATTCGTATCGGTCATTGCTTCAGGCTCTAATGAACCATCGCTAGAACCTTTCATGATATTGCCGTCGGAAGTTTTTTCAGTAGAAGTTTCATCAGTTTCTTCAGATTCTTCAGACTCTTCACCAGTGGTAGCATTAGAAGTATCAGTCTCTTCAGAAGATTCACCATCTTCATCGGCATCACCAGATTCATCAGAAGACTCACCGTCTTCACCGGCATCAGATTCTTCAGCAGTTTCTGGATCATCCCAAGGCTCGCTAACATCATCAGAATATCCGTCATCAGAATATTCAGCATCATCAGTATCATCACCAAAAAGATCATCTTCTGGTTGCATTTGATTCTGCATTGCTTCTTCAGATTTAGAATGTTCAAAGAGCGAGTTGGCTAGTTCAACAACTTCATCCCAAGTATTACATTTAGCAACTGCATCTACAAAAGGCATTTCTTCAGCACTAAAAGGAACAGCCAACATTGAGCCGCCCTTGAAGTGAAGGTTGATTCTATCGATAAGAGGAAGGTCAGAGATTTCTGTATTCTTCAATCCGAAGAAATCTTTCTTCAGAAGAATATCATAACCCTTAGCAAAAGACTTTACTATACCAGGGTAACGTAACTTGATTAGTTTCTCAATACGTGCATCTTCAATGACATTGAGGAATGATTTGAAACCACCGCCTCGATTACAAGTGGCAGTATGCCAACCTTCGGGCGGAGTTTCTAGACCGTGACTGACTTCATGACCAATGAATAGATCATAAAGTTCTGGAGCCATCTCGACCCATCTGGGTAAGATAACTTTACGTGCTTTCAAATCGAAAGCCGCAGTAGAAACATTTTGATGCTCTACTGACAGATTCTCAGTGGCTAGTAATTTAGCCAAATTTGATTTCTGATTAATTTCCATAAACAACCTCTCTCATTTATATATACATTATGACAGGTGTTAAGGTAAAAGTCAACCTTTTTCTTTGGTTCTAAGTCATTGATATATAAGAGGTTGTTAAATTATTTTGATTTAGGTCCTTTTTTACGAGTGGTTTTTGGTGTTGGAACAGGCTTTTCTGCTTCTTTTTTCTTCTTATCAAGGTAATCTCCTCGCTTGTTCAACCGGATGACTACTTCATCTGGTTTGATCCACATATCAACACCTGATATTATATCATCAATTTCCTTCTTTGTAAAGAACCCTGCATATACATCATGCATCAATTCAGAAATCCAATCTGCATCATGAGTTACCTGAGAAATCATTTCTGATCCCTTGCCCCATGATCCACCAGAGTATGTGTGGACCATAAACTGGCTATGATCAGAGACTTCACAAATATCTCCACATAAAAAAATCATAGTGGCGGCTGATAGACAGGCACCCTCAATCGATGTTACTAATGTGGCTTCTGTTTCTCTCATGGCTCTCATCATTTGAACTGCTGTATTGATCTGCCCACCATGAGAGTTGATATGAACATATATTACATCGTTTGGTCCTGCGCGCCTGAACAATTGATTCCACTCAATGTACTTGTCAGGACTTTCTATAGTATCATGGAGATACAAGTCATATGTTTTTGCGATTGATCTTTCAAAAACATTTGTGTTTAAATTTAAATCTTCAAGTTTAAAACTATTCATAAAATTGAGTTACCGCCTTAATTTTCTCTATTTGTTTATCGATGATTGCAGTCCTATTTGGCCAGTGAATATATTCCTTTTCTGGATTTTTCTTTAGATTCTGCAAAAGTGGCATTATCATATCTTCTAGAGTTTTTAATTTTTGCTGAACATCGCCAGCTACTAAATCTTTGTGTTCACTTATTAGTGTACTGTTGTCCATTGAAATCAATTTTGCTTCAATGTCGTACAATTTTTCCATAACAGAGTCCATTGCTTCGGCTGGGAGTTCTGCTCTTACTGGTGCTGTTGGTGTTGTTCCAGTAGGTGCTTCATCTACCGCAGTAAATCCAAAATCGTATGTGTTATCTGTCATTTTCCTTTTTCCTTCTATTAAACCTTTTTACTTTTTTATCTAACGATTTTATTGCCCTGTTTAATTTTAACTTAGATGCTCTACTAGTAAAGTTAAGTCCCAACATATGATCATACTCATGTAGTGCAACTCTTGCGGCTAAACCTAAAAAAGTTTCAGTAGTTTCTTTGTTATTTAAATCAAAATATTTTATAGTACATTCTGTAGGTCGAGAAATGTGAAGTCTAAATCCCGGCATACTTAAACACCCTTCTTCTGCTAGACTTGTTTCATCATTCACACCTATTAACAGTGGGTTAAAAAGAGTACGATTAAATTCTTCTCCTGTATTGGGATTCTTTACGCCCATACAAAATACTCTTTTGTCTTCGCCAACTTGATTCGCAGACAACCCAATGCCTTTTAACTCAATCATCTTTTTCATAAGATCGGTTGCAAATTCTTTTGCGTTATCATTTTCAAAGTCAAATACTTCTGGCTGTTTTTTCAGAAGTGGATTATCTAATGCTACTAATTCCATTTATACTATCACCGAATAATTTTGTTTTTTCTCAAATTTAATTACTGACCTAAACTTGTCGAACAGTTGGTCACCCTTGTGTGAAATCACAAATACATTTGCTTCTTCTCCTATAGTATTTAGTAAGGTCATCACATAGTCTGTACCATTATTGTCCAAACTACTGTCAAATACTTCATCAAGTATCAGTAGGTTAGTTGCGGCACTGTTCTTCATCTTAGCAATTGTTCTCCATGTAAACAACAGGGCTAAATCAATACGCTGTTTTTCACCTTCACTGAATGACGCATAACTAAACTTATCTCTGTGGCGAGATTTAATTGTTTCGTTAAACTTCTCATCTAAATCAAACTGAACAAAGAAGTCCATAGATGCTAAAAATTTATTTACCAATTTATTGATGGCAGGCAAGTATTGTCGAATGATTCTTGTTTTTATACCAGTATCTTTGAGTAAGTTACTAGCAACAGACAGATAATGGCTCTCCTCGCTCTTCTCTGTGCGTTCTGCCTCATGTTGGACCACTATTTTAGCCAAATCTTTTAGCTTCTTTTTCTCTTCATCAATGTCTGCTACATTTGATTTTGCTGTAGATATATCAGACTGTAATCTAGTTAGATATTTTTGACTGGTAATGATCTCGCTATTGATATCTGCAATGCTGTCAGTAATATCAATGAACTTTTCCATAGATTTATTTAAAGTTTCAAACTCAGTATCAATCTGTTCAGATGCATTGGTAAGTTCTTCAATCTTCTTTTGTCTTTCATTCTTAATTTCTTCTTTGAAATCATGTGGTATACCTTGCTTACAAGTAGGACAGTCATCGTGGTTATGGTAAAAATCTAACTCTTTATTTACTTTAGTAATCTGACTACTAAATTTTTCTTTAAATACATTCAGTTTCTTCATTCTATCTTTTGGATTACCCAAAGAAGTTTTCTCTGTTTCTTTTTCTACAATCTGTTTTTCATGCTCTTCTATTGCAGAATGAATATCTTCTATTTGTTTTTCTATTTCAGCAATTTTTATTTTCTTATCGTTCTCAAGATTTTCAATGTACTGTTTTTGAAGTATTGCTTTCTGCTTAGAAACTTCTACATTTGCTTCTATATCACGAATGGTTTCTTTCATCTTGTTTACTTTGTCTTTTAGGACTTGGTTCATTGTGGTAAAAATTTGTATGTCTAAAATGTCTTCGATGATTTCTCTTCTACTACCCAATGGTAGTTGCATGAATGGTGTAAAAGACGCACTACCCAATATAACAATTTGAGTAAATGACTTAAAGTTTAGTTTAAGTACAGAGTCTTCTAGATACTTCTGCGTATCTCTTAATGATGCATCTTGATCTACCAGTGAACCATCACAATGAATTTCAAACACATTTGGTTTCACACCACGAATTACTTTATAGTCTTTTGTTCCAATTCTAAATTCTACCTCAACAGATAGACCTTTGCCATTGACTGAATTTAATAGTTGTCCTTTACTGATTGCTCTGAATGGTTTATTGAATAGTCCAAAACATAAAGCATCAAGCATGGTAGATTTACCACTGCCATTTTCACCTACAATAAGTGTATTTGGACTACGTGTAAAATCAATTTCAGTAAATGCGTTACCAGTAGAAAGAAAATTCTTCCATCGTAACTTTTCAAATATAATCATATAAGTCCTCTAGACTTCAAGTGAGGAATGATAGCACCCTCAGTGTACATATTATGTTGCGTTGGTGTTGGATGTTGAGATGTTGTCGATTTTGGAGGTAAACCTTCACAGAAAGCTAGTTCAGTATTATCTGAACACCATTGATACTCTGAAGTAATCCATTTAGTATGATCTACCATGTCGTGCAAATATTTAACATTTTTATTTTGTGAATGTTGTTGCATTAAACAATCATCCCATCCCAAAAACATAAAGTAATTTATTTTATGTCTTTTCAAATAATTTTCAACCCGAAGAATGTCTTCATATGTTCGTATTAATTCATCTATTGGATCAGAAAACTGCATATGATTTTCAGACACACTATCAGGCCAGTTTGAATTTGATAACAACCATGAACCAGATTTGTCTTTAAACATCTTAATTGGATTTCCTGTATTTCTTGCCAACATATCGTGATGTTTATTTTCTAGTTCCCAAACTTTGATCTGTGTTTCAGACAGAAATCTTGCAAATCTATTTTGTGCTGACCACTGTACAGCAACCAACAGTTCATCTGATCTGCGGCATTCTTCTACTGCATGAATAACTCTTCTAGCAATAAGATTGTTTCCCTGAGAAGAAGAAGCGGTACTAACCAATTCAACATCTAGGTGTTTTGCTAGATACTCTGCCCAAGTATTACCAATAAATGGGTGTGTAAAGGAACAACCACCTGATATTATTTTGTTAATCAATACTCTGTGCCTCTACATACAATGTACGTAGAACAGTTTTCAATTTATCTTTATCAAGATCCGTGTTGGTACTGTCTACATAATCATTAAGCAATGTCATAGTATCATCCAAGTTTACTTCTACATCACCCACTGCATCATCTTCGAACTCTGAAAAGTCTTCAATGATTTTTAATTCAGTAAGATTACATTGGTATAATTTTTCAACAAAAGAATCAAAGTATTGAAAGTCATTCTTCTTGACTACAATTAATTTTATACAAGTACCTTCAATAGAAGTAAAGTCAAAAGAATCAAGGCGTTCTCTAAAACTGTCACTGGTATCATCATAGTGAAATTTGTGAAAAATTGTAAACGGGTTTTGTAGAAATTCGACATCATTTGTATGGGTGTCATATATATTAAATCCCCTTGGATCATCGTAATCAGACCATGTAATTTCATAAGGGTTGCCAAGATACAAAATGTTACCACTCCGAGAACGATGATGATAATGCCCACTGCATACCAAATCGAACCCGCTAAAATTGTCAATGCCCATTCCGTGGTCGTTTGGCATGCCCTTATACATTTGGAAACCAGCAAACTCAAAGTGTCCAAAACAAACTTTTGCGTCAGTACTTTTGATTTTTGCCATACTGTCATTGTAGTTTTCTGAACAGATCCAAGGTACAAATAGAATTTTTCTACCATCAAATTCCAGTTCCTCAATTGTAGGATAAATCTTAACATTTTTATATTCTCTCAATAAAAGTTCTGGAGAGTTTACATCATTAGTGTTCTTAAAGTATGTATCATGGTTACCAGGTATCATATGGATGTCAATATCCAAACTGGCAGCCTTGTCAAAGAAGTATTCTTTACAACTTCTCAGGGTATTGTAATTGATATACTTTCTTCTATCAAATACATCTCCTAAATGCATAACAGTTTTAATCTCTTTTTCTACCAGTGTGGGAAAAAAGAAATCATCATAAAACTTTTTAAAGAATGCATCGAATTGTAATGAATCACTTCTTGCTCCGAAGTGGGTGTCATTAATAGTAGCTATTTTCATGTAGTTAGAATTTTTCTCAGTGTATTAGCTTGGCTTTTTGCATCATCTAGTGCATGATGGTGCAGATCATTATCTGCGGCACGAATATCAGAGTTTCTTATACCCATCAGATTCATCACAGTTCTAAAACACATAATGTTCCAATGTTTCCAAGGATAATCTGATATGCCACAGGCTTCATAGGCTTCTTCTAAGATAGTAACATCAAACGATGCACCGTTACCCCAAATCATTACTTGATCATTGCCAATAAATTGAGTGAATGCTTCTAGCGCATCTTCAATATCTACTGGATCAACCATCAGTGCTTTGAGTGCTTCTGGTTTTTGTTTTTGCCACCATTCTACAGTCTTCTTATCAATATGTAAGCCTCTATCTTTACAAGACTTTGCATCAACATTGATATAGAATTCTTCTTCTGGTTTGCCATCCAATCTAAATTTAGTTGCACCAATAGATACAATTGTAGAGTTGGCGCGAGTACTTAAAGTCTCTAAGTCCACCATGATGTGAACTTGTTTAGGATCAGTTGGTGATGCCATTATTTTCCTTGCCCTCTGTATTTCTTATAGCTTCTCTTTTTATGTTTGTTCATAGAACTCATTTTGATATTGCCATTACCTATACTGGTTGCTTTGTTTGTTGGCTCTATAGATGTATGAGTGCCAATTCCTCTTTGCTTTGCCATTAATTATCCTCCTCGATCACTATGTCAAATGTTCCTTGTGATTGCATATCAAAAAATTTAACCCAGTCTTGTTTGCTAAGTTCAGGTAACTCAGTGACAAATTCTTCTCCGTCACCAAATGTAAACGTTACGGTGCCTTCTGGTGTTATAGCATAGGCATCGTTTATGTCATACTTTTGTTTTTTGTTTGTGAAATCTACCTGTATTACGTTGTCATCTTTCATAGATACAGTTCTCCAAGTAACACACAGTATATGCCATGTGCTACCAAATGTCAAGTGGTTTTTGAATTATTTTAAGGCTTCGATCTTTTCTTTAGCCAAGTCTACGGCTTCCCTGTCGCTCAGGTACTTGGGCTTACGTTTAGGAATCTTAGAATTGGTTTCTTTATGATCTTCATTGTGCTTGTTTGCTTGGTCTATTTGGTTCTTCATATAGTCCAAGTACTCGCTTCCAACAGTATCTTGACCTTCTGCAAACATATCAGTGAAGTCCATGTTGGTAATCATCTTCATCTTAATATCGATGTGCTTCTTTTCTTTTTTGATCCTACGTATGAAAGCATAGTATGTGATCTGTGTAAAGTAAGCAAATGGATTCTTAGATTTTTCTGGATTGAAGTTATCAATATACGTTATGCAATTTTCGATCCCGTCTAAGATCATCTCATCACGAAATGTATAGTTGACAAAGTTTGATTTGTAGGCTAAATGATTTGCAATCTTGACAAAACATTCTCCTAGATAGTCTGTTACTCTTGGTTTAGGATCACCAGCGGCTTCGGCTGCCAATCTTAGTTCTCGGTATGCAGTAATTGCTACCAAAAATTCTTTGTTATCAACGTAATGTTGTTTCGGTGTAGTTTTTTTCATTTTATTTCCTCATAATGTAAAAAAAGACTTGACATTCCAAAAATACTCTGTATAATAGGGCGTGTCCCTTTAGAAAGAATACTAATGTATTTGATCATTATCAACTGCTTGAGCATATGCAAAGATATCCGCAAGTGTTTCGTCTGGATCTGATTCGTTATCCTGTTCGGGATAAAAAGTCTTTTCTACTATCGCATAATAATCTTGCACATACGCCCGCCCTAAGGTTGATATATTCGCAATGATTGTTTTACTCATAAAATATTCTAAATCGTCAGAGAAAGGGATCCATCCCATAAGAGCAAAAGACTCTTGCATTCCTCTAGGGCCTTCAGAATAATGTCTTGTGATTTTTAAAGGCGTATGGAGCTTCACTTGATCCGCAGAAATTTCTTCAACAGACGCAACCAACTGGGTCTCGTTCGTTAGAGTAATTACTTTAGGTTCTAGTTCGTTCATTTAATTTCTACCTTTGCTATCTTATAGTTAAAAGATTCTTCATTGTAAATTTTAATTCGTTCTAACATATGGTTCAGTGTAAAGTTTTTCTTTGATTTCCAAGATAGATCATCTCCAACATCGAATAAGTTACACGCTTCTTTCTGATTACCTTTTCTAAGTCCTCTACCAATTGATTGTAGATTTCTGATACGAGACTTACTTGGTGAAGCAAAAACAACATTATGTAAGTTTCTAATATTTATACCAGTAGAAA